CAGCTCTGGCCCTTGCTCTCGGTTTCCTTGAGCGAAGGTCAGGCTCGACGATATATATCACGGCTGCTTCACTCAAGCAGTCGGCAGAGGCTTTCAACAAGATCCTCTACACGCTGCGAGTTCGAGGCATCCTCGACGAGTTCCGTGTCAGGGATAACAACGCGGAACACTCGATCATGAAGCAATTTGTCGACAGTTCCGGCACACCGACAGGATCACTTTACATCGAAGCGATGGCAGCCAACCCGGACAAGCAAGACTCGTTCGGATGTAACATCTGCATCGCCGACGAGATCCACGCTTATAAAAAAGCTGCTCAGTATAACCGCTTCAAGGAAGCGATGAAAGCCTACACGAACAAACTGATGATCGGCATCACCACGGCAGGAGATAACGTCAACTCGTTCTGCTATGGCCGACTCCAGTATGCAGAGAAAGTGCTTGACGGTCAGGTCAAGGATGACACTCTGTTCTGTTTCGTGTCGAAAGCACAAAAGGACGAGAACGGAGATGTCGACTATCTCGATCCGAAACAGCATGAACTCGCGAACCCGTCTTACGGGATCACGATCAGACCTGATGACATCATGCAGGAAGCTCTTCAGGCTCAAAACGATCCTCAACAGAGAAAAGATTTTCTGTCGAGGTCTTTGAACATATACACGACAGCACAGAAGGCATACTTCAATCTTGAGGAGTTCCAGACTTCTGATGCTCAATACAACATGACACTCGAAGAACTGGCGAAACTGCCGGTCAAGTGGTACGGAGGAGCGGACTTGTCGAAACTCCACGACCTGACGGCTGCAGCTCTGTTCGGACATTGGAAGGAAAAGAACGTCGACATCATAATCACTCACGGCTTCTTCCCGGTCACGGCTGCCGCTCAGAAGGCAGAAGAAGATCAGATTCCGTTGTTCGGATGGAAAGATGACGGATGGCTGACCATGACCAACTCACCGACAGTTGACACTGACGAAGTGGTCAAGTGGTTCCAGGGAATGAGAGCCAAAGGCTTCAAGATCGTGCAAGTAGGCCACGACCGAAAGTTCGCGAGAGAGTATGTGATCGGAATGAAGAAGGCTGGTTTCAATGTAATTGACCAACCTCAATATTACTACGTTAAGTCTGAAGGTTTCAGACACATAGAGAAAGCTGCCAAAGACAAGCGACTCTATTATCTGCACTCTGAGGCTTATGAATACTGTCTTGCAAACGTCAAGGCAATAGAGAAGAGCGATGACATGATCCAGTTCGAAAAGATCGAGCGGACTATGAGAATCGACCTCTTCGACGCGAGCGTTTTTGCCTGCGTGAGATATTTGAACGACTTAGAAAAGCCTGACCTGGCTTTGAGCTGGTTCGGAGGAAAGAAATGAGCAAAAAAAAGCCGACAGAAAAGAAGCGCGAGAAAGTATCGCCGAACAAGGAAGCCATCAAAGCTGAAGCAAAGAAGCAGCTCCTGGCTCTTATTCAGAACGGTGATATTGAGTGCGCCGGTTATACGTCACTCGATCACGATCCGACAATCCTGACAGCGTGTCAGGTGATCGCCGGTCTCGTGGGACTTGTTTCGTGGCACATCATGGAGAACGGAGCAAGCGGTGACAGAAGGATCAAGAATGAACTGTCGAGAAAGATAGACATTGATCCAAACTCTTATACAACAAGAGCAGACTTCTATGAGGCAATAGCCATGAATATGCTGCTCTACGGTGATGGAAATGCAGTCGTGAGACCTCATACCGACAACGGGTATCTTCGAGATCTTGAAGTCGTGCCGATGGACAGAGTCTCATTCATGCCTGACAACATTCTCGGGTATGGTTACTGGATATATATTGACGGAGTCAAATATGATCCGCGAGACCTTCTGCATTTCAGACTACATCCTGACAAACAATATCCGTGGCTGGGCCGAGGAATCAGAGTCGCGATCAAGGACATCGCGCAGAATTTGAAACAGGCTGCACACACGGAGAAGAGCTTCATGTCTTCGGATTACAAACCGCCTATCATCGTCAAAGTTCAGGCGATGGTCGAAGCGTTCCAGAGTAAAGCCGGACGTGACGAGATCGCCGAGGACTATCTGAAGACAAGCAAAGAAGGCGAGCCGTGGATAATTCCGGCTGAACAGATGGAAGTTCAGAGCGTTAAGCCTCTTACGCTTCAAGACCTGGCCATCTCGGACACGGTGAAGCTCAACAAGGAAACGGCAGCAGCCATCGTCGGCGTTCCGTCGTTCCTGGTGGGAGTCGGTGACTTCAAGAAAGATGAATATAACAACTTCATTCAAACAACAGTGAGAGAGATCGTCAACAAGATCCAGCAGACCATGACGAAAGGACTCATTCTTTCGCCTAACTGGTATTTGAAAGGAAATATCTGGGCCTTGCTCGACTGGGATGTCCAGCAGATCACGAATGTCTTCACTGCGATGGGTGATCGTGGCTGGGTAACGGGCAACGAAGCTCGCGACCGCATCAATCTCGAACCGAAAGAAGGACTCGATGAACTCAAAGTTCTTGAGAACTATATTCCTGCCGATATGTCAGGCAATCAAAACAAATTGAACGGAGGCAATAGCAATGATTAAGTCAATTTTTGACGAACATCCCGACATGAGAGTATTGCAGCTCAGATCGGGAGAATTTAAGACGAGGGAAAACGGCGAAGAGATGGTCATTGAAGGCTACTTCGCCGTTTTTAATAGCAACTATGAAATGTGGGAAGGCGCATCCGAGTCCATCGCCGAGGGAGCTTTTGACAGTTCTCTTTCGAACGATATTCGCGGACTGACAAACCACGACACGACACTCGTTCTGGGCCGTACTAAGGCTCACACACTCGAGTTGAAATCTGACTCACATGGTCTGTGGGGACGCATCACTATCAATCCGAAAGATTCTGACGCGGTCAACACATACGAAAGAGTCAAGCGTGGAGACGTGGATCAGTGCTCGATCGGATTTATGGTCAGAAGCGAAGAAACCGACTTCAGAGCTGACGGCTCAATCCATTGGACGATCACGGATGTTGAACTTTTCGAAGTTTCAGTCTGCACATTCCCTGCTTACGAGGAGACAAGTGTTTCAGCCAGACATCGCGATGCGGATGAGCTCAAAAAAAGAGCTTCCGAAGCGTGGAAGCTGAAGATGAAAGACCGTCTCACAAAGAAATCAATCAAGGAGGAATAAATCATGCTTAGAGCTTTGATGCTTCGCAAGAAGATCAACGAATCAAAGGCAGCACTTGAGGCTTTGAAGGCTAAAGAGTCTGACTTTGAAAGCAGAGCTTCGGAACTCCAGACAAGAACCGAAGAAGCTGCACAGGCAATCGAAGAGGCTCAGACAGAGGAAGAGCAGCAGGTCGTTGAGGAAACCGTCACGGCAATCGAGAACGACCAGGCAGCGCTCGACGCTGAAAAGGCTGAGAACGATCAGAAGATCGGCGACCTTGAGAACGAGATCTCCGAGATGGAGAAGGAACTCGAGGAAGTTGAAGACCAGCAGAGAGCAAAAGCTCCTGTTGCAGAACCAACACCAATCACTCCGAACGGAGCAATTATTTCAGAAAGGACAACAAGAAAGATGTTTAAGACAAGAGCACTTAACAAAATGACCGACATCGAGAGAGCTGAGTTCGTTCAGCGTGAAGATGTCAAGAAGACTCTCGAGGGTGTCAGATCACTTATCGCACAGAAGAGAACAGTCACAGGTTCAGAAGTTTTCATCGGCGTTTCGATCTTCGAACTCATCCGTGACAACGTAATCGAATACTCTAAGCTCTACGGCAGAGTAAAAGCAGCCTTCACAAAGAATAACGGAAGACAGCCTGTTGAGGGTACGATCCCGGAAGCAATCTGGACAGAGGCTTGCGCTTCCCTTAACGAGCTTGATCTTTCATTCGATTCTGTTGAACTCGACACATACAAGGTCGGCGGTTTCTTTGCTATCTGCAACGCAAGGATCGAAGATTCTGACATCGACCTTCTCGATGTATTTGCTGACGCACTCATGCAGGGCATCGGCTATGCACTCGACAAGGCTTTTGTTTATGGTACAGGTGTCAAGATGCCAACCGGCTTCGTAACATCCATCGCTGACATCGCAACTCAGCTCGTTACGATCAACAGCTCAAAGAAGGGCAAGGATCTCTTCAAGGAGATCGTCAATGCCGGCGGTGTTGCTGACGGTAAGAAGAGCCGTGGTCGTATCACTTGGATCATGAACGAAAAGATGTATCGCACACTCAAGGCTGAAGCTCTTGAGTTCAACGCTGCTGGTGCTATCGTTTCCGGAATCGACGGAACAATGCCTGTTGACGGCGGTGACGTTGTTGTTCTCAACTTCGTTCCTGATAACAACATCGCTTTTGGTTATCTTGATCTCTATGCTGCTCTCATCAAGAAGGAAATGACAGTTTCTGTTTCTACTGAGTGCAAGTTCATCGAGGATCAGACAGTCATCAAGGGCCTCATGAGAGCTGACGGTAAGTCTGCTGTTGTAAGGGCTTTCGGTGCTATCGGTTACGGTTCAGCTCCTACGACAGAGGTCGTCTTCCCCGGAGTAGATCCCGAGTCCTGAGAATTTATGAGGTCAGACCATGAGCGAAAATTCAAACGAAAACACACTTTTGACTCGTCTCAAAATTGACATCGGAATCATCAACGACACGACGTTTGATAACAGACTGACGAGTCTGATTCAGACAGCCGAGTCGGAGGTCAGCAAGTTCGTGGGCGAAAGTGTTGACACGTCTGATATTAGAGACGCAGAGCTCGTGATCGACTATGCGAGATGGCAGTGGTTATCAAGAAGGGAACCGGCAGCGATGCCGGTTTCCCTCAAATACCGCTTAAACTGCAGAGCGTTCGAGCGAAATATTTCTGATGGTTCTGATGAATCATGATTTTGTTTGCTAAGAGGTAAAGATGGGACGCGACATATCATTCAGCTTAATAAGCTACACAAAAACAAAAGACTCAACAGGTCAGATGATACCGAGCGGACAACCCGTCGAGAGTTCGTGTGTCGGCACTCTGAAAAGTGTGTCACAGAATGAGTTCTTCAGAGCTGCACAGGCTGGCTTTCAGTCTGAAGGCGTGATCGAGATGAATACTGCCGACTATAAAGGACAGAAGACCATCAAGATCGGCGGTGACAATTTCACGATATACCGCACTTATGAAAAAGACTCCGACTGGATCGAACTTTATTACGGAGAAAGAGTAGGTGTCTGATATGGACAGCTTAACGGTTCAAGTCAATTCGATTCTGGCTCAGTACACCAAAGACATCAACGAGACAATGCTTGACGTTTTGAATACGACCTCAAAAGAGGGAGTCAAAAAGCTGAAAGCAACTTCTCCGAAAGCGCCGGGCGGTGGAAAGTATGCGAAGTCCTGGGCCGTGAAGAAGGTGAACGGCACGTTCACGATCTACAACAAACAGCCGGGACTGACACATCTTCTCGAAAACGGTCACGATGTTGTTGTGAACGGAAAGAAGGTCGGCAGAGCTCCGGCTCATCCTCACATCAAAGAAGTTGACGAATGGCTTGAGGAAACACTTATGCAAAGATTGGAGAACAGTCTATGACCGTATCAGACCTTGTTTCGCTTCTTACAACAGCAAAGTTCAACGTATATCTCAACAAAGCTCCTGACGGGACTGCTTGTCCTTATGTAGTGCTTGAAGATCTCACACATCCTAACTTTGCAGCAGACAATTCAACTTTTACAAAAACCACTTCACTCAAGATCACTCTGGTCGAGAGTGAAGTTCACGACTGGACTCTCATATCAAGTCTCGAAGCAGTCCTTGATTCGATTCCGCTTCCTTATAACAGCGATTCATCTGAGGACACAGGTGAGAACGCTTGTGAGAGTTACTACTACATTTCATTTTTAGGAGGAATAAAAAATGCCTAAACAGGATAAAAAGGTATTTTATGGACTTTCAAATGTCCACTATGCTCTTCTTACTGAGACCGAAGTTGACGGAAAGATTGTCACATCTTACGGCGAAGTAAAGAGATGGCCGGGCGCAGTCAACCTCACTTTTGATCCTAACGGAAACCCGATCGTTTTCTCTGCCGATAACAGTGGTTATTATAACCTCCCGAACTCCAGAGGATACACAGGATCATTCGAGTGCGCTCGTGTTCCTGACGATGTCAGAACAGACATCGCCGGAATCACTGTCGATGATAACGGTGTTCTCGTTGAGACAGACAAGGACGTTCTGCCGTTCTTCGCTCTCTTGTTCGAGTTTGAGACCGATGTCAACGCTGACAGATATGTTTTCTATAAGGTCGCACTCTCTCAGAGACCTTCAGTCGCTTCAAAGACTGTTGATGTTAATTCTGACATTGAGATCGGCACTGAGACACTTCAGTTCGTTGCTCTGCCTCGTACAGATGCAGTCGAGATTGACGGCATCGAGAAGCATCTCGTCAAGAACAGAACCAGCAAGACCACAAACAAGGCTACTTATGACGGTTGGTATTCAAACGTTTACGAGCCTGTTTTTGAGGGCGAGTCTTAATAGCCATATTTGAAGAAGTTTTGAAGGGAGAGGCTTTCGAAGTCTCTCCCTTTTTATTAAATGAAGGAGAAACAAGATGTTTAAAGTAGATAATATTGAAATTAACGCAGCCTTTTATGAGCTGTTTGAAACGACATTCAACGAGGACTTCTTCAATGTCCTGGCAGGGATGAGACCTACGAAAAGGATAGCATCACTCAGATCCAGGAAGAAGATGATCGACCTCAATGCTAAGAAAACTCTTGGTGAGGAGCTGACCGAGGAAGAAGAGGATCTTCTCAAGAAAAACCCGGGAAAGTGGCAGCCTCTTACAGAGGAAGAACAGGAAGCTCTCACAGAATGGAATATAAAGACGGGAGCGCTCATGAAGAAGCAGACTCCTCGTATCGCTTACATAGGAACAAAACTCCACAAAAAAGAATACAGAGGCAGTCTGCAGGACTATTATGTTTTCCTTGCATCTTATGACGCTTCCGATTTCTTAAACCCTGAAATAATAGAAAATGTATGGAAGAAGATCAACATCGACCAGTCAATTCCTAAATCAGTAAAAAACGCATAAAGACCGCACAGAGCATCCGACCGATGACCTGTTCTCTTTTCCAGCTCCGTGCTTTGGAGCTTGGGATCAAGAAGCAGGACATGAGGTTTTATTCGTGCGGTCAGATTTTCGGGTTGCTGACGGAACGGTCGAATGACAAATATGACTGGCCCAGAATGGCGACTCAATCAGACATTGATGCTTTTTCCCGTCAATAAACGAGGTAATACAATGGCTCAGGCTATCAAAGGAATAACAATCCAGATCGAAGGAAAAACGTCCGGACTGGTCAAATCTCTGCAGGATGTAGAGTCGCAGATCAAGAAGGATGACGCAGCCTTAAAGAATCTCGACAAGGCTCTTCAACTCGATCCGACAAACGTTGACTTGCTCGCAGCGAAAGAAGCCGTTCTTGCTGACAAGACGGCAGCCACGGCCGAGAAGATGGAGATCTTGCAACAGGTTCAGGCTGATGCGCTCTCCGAACTTCCCGAAGATGCACAGCTCACGGCTGCTCAGATGGCAGAACTGGAAGCAGAGATCGCAACAACCGGATCACAGCTTGAAGAACTTCAGGACGATGCCGGTGATGCCGGAGACGATCTCGAAGAAACAGGCGATGCAGCAGAAGACTCAGGTGAAGCAGTCGAGGCTTTCGGTGAAGCTGCCGAGGTTGCCGGTGAAGTTGCTGTCGCTGCTTTTGAAGCGGTTGTCGCTGCAGCAGCAGCCGTCGGAACGGCTGTGATAGCAGCAGGAACGGCCATAGGTTCTGCTATGGTCAGCGCAACGACTGACACGGCAGCTCTTGCGGATGAACTTATGACAATGAGTTCCACAACGGGACTGTCGACGGATGCACTCCAGGAACTGAACTACGCTGCAGAACTGCTCGATGTTGACACTTCGACCGTCACAGGCTCGATGACTAAGCTCCTGAAGACAATGTCTTCGGCTGCAGATGGATCATCTTCTGCAGTTTCAAAGTTCGAAGATCTCGGAATATCCATATATGACGCAGAAGGCAATCTCAGAAGCACTGAAGATGTTTTCTGGGAAGCCATTGACGTGCTTGGCTCTTTTGAATCGGAAACCGAGCGCGATATGGCAGCGATGGATCTGTTCGGGAAGTCGGCCCGTGAACTCAATCCGCTCATAGCGGCCGGAAGCGATTCTTTCAATCAGCTCGCTGAAGAGGCCAGGAGCGTCGGATATATCATGAGCGGAGACACTCTCGAGGCTTTCGGTTCGCTTGATGACAATATGCAGAGGATGAGCAACACGGCCCAGGCTGTCGAGCAGTCTTTCGGCCAGGTTTTGCTTCCTCTCTTAACAGACATGAGTGGCGATGCAGTTGATCTCATGGGAGACTTTTCCGGTGCTCTCGCCGGTGCAGAAGGTGACATTGACGCAATAGGCGAGGTCATAGAACAGTTTGCTCCTCGTGCGGTTGAGCTTGTTGAAGAGTATTTCCCTCAGATCCTGACAGTTGTCGAGGATGTGTTCAATGCTCTGCTTCCGATCGTGGTCACTGTTGCGCCTCAACTTTTGTCCCTGATAGGAAATCTCATAGTTCAACTGGCAAATTCGATCTCAGAGAACAGTGAAGCGTTCATTTCAGGTTTTGCAAGCCTGTTTGAATCTGTTGTCAATGCAGCAGTCACTTTGCTTCCGGTTCTGATTCCTCTTGCGATTCAGCTCATCGAAACTCTGGTCAATACGCTGTTAGATCCTGCGAACTTGGAGATGCTGATCCAGGGCGGTCTTGGCATGATAATGTCCATCGTTGAGACCTTGACGAGTGAAGAAAACCTCGTTGCTCTGGTCACGGCTGCGACAACAATCATCACATCTCTGCTCAACGGCCTGACGGAAGCCTTGCCTATATTGATTCCGGCTGCGCTCAATGCCATCTTGACAATAGTTGACACGCTCCTGGAGAGCGGATCACTCAGTCAGATCATAGGTGCTGCGCTGACTTTGATCGTCACTCTGGCATCAAGTCTGATCCAGTATCTGCCTCAGCTCATTTCACGTCTCCCGGAGATCATCTTGGGAATCACTGAATATCTGTGCGGAGACGGACTTCAGGACATAATCGAAGCCGGTTTCACTCTCATCACAGGCATCATCGGGAATCTTCCCGCGATAATCGTTTCCATTGTGGGCGGTCTCATCGAACTCGTCGCCGGGATGACGGAATATATCCTCGGAGACGGCTCAGATGACATTCTTGAGGCTTTTGAGAGTGCTTTCGACGGAATAATCGCAGGAGCAGCGACTTGGGGAACAGATCTGATCCAGAATTTTATCGACGGAATCAGTTCAATGTGGAACAGCCTGGAGGACACTGTTTCGAACGTGGCAAGCCTGATCTCAGACTTCCTGTCGTTCTCAGTTCCGGACAAGGGGCCTCTCCATGACTGGGCTTTCAACAATCCTGGCGAAGATATGCTTGAGCTCTACTCTGACGGCATCCATGACGGAATGTCTGATCTGAAGAACGCTCTGGCTGAAACAGCCGACGTGATAGACGGAGACATCGGAAACTTTGACCTGGCGACACAGAACGAAGTTCACCACTCTGTCGATTACAGTGGCGGTCTTTCAAGGATAGAACAGGCTATAACTTCCGGTGCAGCCGCAGCAAGCGCTTCGGAGAGTGCGACGATCGTCATTCCTGTCTATATCGGAGGCGAACACGTCGACACGCTCGTTGTAGATGCGCTTGATCGCTATAACTATCAAACAGGAGGTCACTAATGTTAGGAAAGTACCTCAAATTTAATAATGAAACATTTCCAAACCCGATCACTCCGTCGATGTCCTCGAAAACGATCGAGAACGTCTCACAGAGTGAAGCCGGGACGGATCTCGTCTGTGTGGTCAGAGCTTCAAAAAAGAGCTGGCCGTTTTCTTTCAATCTCTCAAAAGGAAAGAAAGACATTCTCGAGGCACTTTGTGAAGATGAGTCCACACAGATGACTTACATGGGAAAGACTTACACCGTGCGTGTGAGAAATTTCAAAGACAAACTTGTTGAAGGTTCTGAATGGCTGCCATCCGTTGACGGCCTTTATGAATGTTCTGTCGATGTAACGGAGTTCTAAATGTATCAGATTTCTAATGAATACAGAGCAAAAATGCTCGATCAGATCCAGACACACAGACTGAAGGGAACTCTCGGAGGAAATATCAACTTCACTGACAGCGATGTCATAGGCGTGTCTTATAAGAACCAGTGTTCTGATAAGAAGGTCAATGTCGGCTCTGTTTATGTCGGTGCTTTGAAACTGACATTCCTCAGAGACTTCCTGAATCGCGGAAGCTACGACAAGAAGACGATAACGATTTCAGATGGTCTGTATCTCGGAAAGGATGAGAACGAAGATCCAATCTGGGAAGACATCCCGGTCGGAACGTTCTATATCAATGATGCGGTCTGGACATCTGAAAACATGATTGACATCACTGCTTATGATTGCCTGTCTCTAATGGATAAAACTCTCGAGATAGACACATCAAGCGGAACAATATATTCATTTTGCAAATATATCGAAACAAAGACAGGCGCTGTCTTCGGAATGACTGAGGAAGAATGTCAGGCTCTCCCAAACGGAACAGAGCTGATCGCTCCATACGAAGACAATAACATGAAAACATACAGAGATCTTCTGTCAGCTCTTGCTCAGATGATCGGAGGTTTCGCGTATGCTGCGAAAGACGGAACCTGGAAGCTCAGAACATTCGAAAATTCTTCAGTGGTAACAATACCAAAAAACAGAAGGATGTCCGGTGCAAAATATTCCGATTATACGACTCTATATGATACGATCTCATATCTTGAGCAGTCGACAGGCACGGTTCGAGTTGTTGGTGATGCGGAAGGTTCTTTGATGAGTCTTGGAGCAAACCCGTTTCTGCAATATGGTTCTCCTGACGCGATTGAAAGACGATGCTGGGCGATAGTCAACGCGATCAAACACATGACATACACGCCTTACAACGCCGGCTTACTTCCTGCTTTCGTTGCGCTCGACTTGGGTGATGTTATCTCATTCACTTCCGACTATGCGTCAGAAACAACGTCAGGCGCTGTCATGATGGCCACATGGACGTATAACAAGTCGATTAAGGTTCAGTGTTTCGGAGACAATCCTGCTCTCCAGTCGGCCCAGAGTAAGACCGACAAAGATATTTCGGGATTGATCCGTGAGACAACACAGAACGAGGTCACATACTACACTTACGCAAATGTTGAACCGATAACGATCGGCCCGGAAGAAGAAGTCAGCATCGCTCATCTGGCTTTCACTTCAGCGCAGACCACGACAGTGAAGTTCAATCACGAGTTCATCTTCGATATGCTCTCAGATCTGGCACTCGATGGTTCGTATGAGATACGCTACTACTTAGACGAGCAGCTCATATCATACAAACCTTATGAAAGAGTCGGCGCTATTTCTCAGCTCACATCAGGCGACCTGACGGATGTTTCCATCTGCCGTGACTTCTTCTATATCCTGAAGAACGTTGAACCAAACAACAGACATACATGGGACGTTCGCATTATTTCTCACAATATAAACTCAATGACCATTGATGCAGATCACGCTCGAGTTGTGATCGAAGGTCAGCGACTTTATGGCGAAGAATACTGGGGCGGTTATGTCGAAGCGAAAGACTATCTCACGATCATTCCGCTCGGTGCTCTTGGTCTTGTTTCCATGTCGGACAGTGTGTCCGTGGATCTGTTTACAAATATAGAAGAGAGCGTGACTGAGACTCTTGATCTTCAGCAGCTCTCAGGCTTGAGCGTTCTTCCTATGAGCGACAGCGTGATCGTCACGAAGTTCGGAGGTTTTTACTTCGCAACTGAAGACGGGAACTATATCACGATGGAAAACACGGACAATGCAATAGTTACAGAATAAAGGAGTAAAAATATGCCAGATTTTGAAGATAAGATCCCGTTGAGTGAGTTTTCTGTCACGAATAATCTTCACGCCACAGACAGAGTTCCTCTCATCCAGGCTTCTGGCGAGGACTGGGACAACTTTTGTGCTGCTTTGCTCGACATGGCACTCTGGATCGTAAAAGATGCCGAGTACACGAGCGCAGGACTTAACACTCAGTCGAAAAAGATCATTGGTGCAATAGATGAGGTTGCAGGAAAGTGGTTGTCCTCAACATTATCGGCAGGAAGTACATCTATTGTTTTTACAGATGATTCGATTCTATCAACATCTATTATTGAAGTATTTGCAGATGATGGAAATCTGTATTATACAAGCATTGCCGTTGATGGTTCTAACCATACTTGCACGATTGGCTTTCCTGCTCAATCTTCTGCGGTTGATGTTGATATTTGGGTGAGGTGATAACATGGCTAAATTTAGAATAAATGGAATACCTCAAAGCATTCGAGACATGAAAACCGTTTCAAGTGCTTCGGGTGCAATCGCAACATTCGACACAGATTTAACCGACAACCTTGTAAAATGTGTTGCTAATATTCAAGCGGTTCAATCGGGTACAGGAACACCAAGCCCCGATAATGTTAGGAGCATATCAGGTTGGCAAAATGTTAATGTTGTAAAGTTTGCGGTTAAAGGTAACATACCTTCGGATATTCGAGTTTACGAAAGGTGGATAAATCAAAACATTAATAAATGGGCGAGTTCATCAAATGCTCGTAGTGTTGCTATTCCATGTCAACCAAATACAACCTATACAATAACAGGATATTCAGACCAACAAACCGCATATAAATTCGCAACTATAAGAATATCAACCTTGCCTGATGATAATGTTACGCAATATGATGTTTACCAATTGGCTTATTTTACAGGTTATTCAGAGGTTGGAAAAGCATATACATTTACAACCGATAGTCAGGCAACATACATTGTCATTCAGTTAGCAAGTGCATACGCAGATTATTTTGTTGAAAACGGCACAGTTGCACCAAGCACATTAGTAACAGTTTCTTTAGGTCAAACCGTCTTTGGCGGTAATCTTAATGTGTTAAGCGGAGTGTTGACGATAACTCACAAAGGTTTTGATTTTGGTTCGGTAACATGGGAAAAATATACTGGTAGAACATATCCGATTTTTAGAACTGAAGTTTCTGATATAAAAATAGGCACAACTGGAGATTTTATTGTTTATTCGTCTTGTTATGAAGCACGAGGCACAAGCGGTTCAGCATCTTTTGGTGATAATGTTTCTAACAATCTGAAAATCTGTTCTCAAACAAGTGCTAATCGAATAATGATTATGGACAATAATGTAACGGGTTCGGCTGACGATTTTAAGACATTAAGAACTGGACAAACTATTGTGTATGAGTTAGCAACACCAACCACAGTACAGTTATCAAGCAATCAAATAGCAACATTGTTACAGAACAACATACTGGCAGACACAGGCGATATTGATGTCGAGTTTTTGGAAACAGTTGGAAATAAGATAGCGTGAGGAAGGAGAAGAAAAGATGATTAAAAAAAGAATAGTTGAGCGCATGAGCTTGCCAGGCTTCGGGAGTCTTAAACTTCCGACATTAAAAGGCCACGTTAAGATCACTCTAAAAGATCTCTATCACACGAACGTGATCGAGGGAGAAAATCTCATAACTGACGCGATCGCTGACATCCTTTCGCATAACTACATAGGAGCCATCGACACGAGCAAGATCCTGACGCTGGCTGACGAGTGGTTCGGAGGAATACTCGTTTATGAACAGGCTCACACACTCAGCGCTGACAATTACTTCATACCTGCAGACTCAGATAATCATCTTTGGGCTCATGCCGGAGACATCGCGCCAGGCTCTGCAGAAATAGCACAGCAGGATCTTGGCCGAGGTTCTCCTGTCAATACGGTGAGGACTACTAATTCCATTACTCATGTATGGGAGTGGGGCCATTCTCAGGGCAACAGTGGCGACAGATATATTAGATCATTGGCACTCTGTCATAAAACACTTGGAAACGTGGGACTCGGCAACACATCCGACGCTTTCAAGGCTTTTTCTCCGTTCCTTCCGGTTCAGGTGTCAGAGCTGACAGCTCAAGCTCAGAATATCAAGGGAGCAGGAAATGCTTTTGCTCAGTATGATGACAATCATACAATGTTCTTCTATATAGGCGAAGATGGCTGGTACAGTACGGATCAGACCATCGTCGCCACAAAAGACGTTACTGTTTATATCCGCAGACTGCCATATAGCAAGGTCGGTCTGTTCGAGTCGATAAGCGGAGCTACAGATGAAGTGAGGATGTTTAAGGTCACAACGAGCGTCGATTTCTACATGAACCCGTCGTTTTATTTTGACTCAACGAACAAATATCTCTGGCTGTTCACGAACATCACAGGAGCAGGAGTAAACAGCAGACCATATTCTCATAAAACTGTTTATTATTCAGTGATCGACTGTGAGAGCGAGACTGAGATAGATCACGGAACTATCGAGAGTGATGATGCAGACGGTGATCTGACATTTCTGGAGATGGTCGGACAAGGTTACGCATCCAGAGATAAATATGTCGGCCATGTCGCTCAGTCGAACATCGTCAAAGACGGAAATATCATCTATCTTCCTATCGGAAACGGATATTCTGATAACACGACCGCGTTCATCGATCAGGACTTCTTAGGCTTCAGGAAGATAAATCTGAGCAACAATGACCAGACCGTAATCAAGTTTGCTGACAATATATCTCAAAGCAGAATGTATTCTCCCGTCAAACAGGGAGGCATAATCTCCGGTTTTGGTTATGTCGTAAACGGAGACAACATCTATCACTGCAGCAGAGCGCCTTTTGAACCGGCAACGGGAAACCCTGACTATCAGCGAGTTATGCTCAATCAGACCGACACTCCGATCATATATGCTCCGGCCATGCCTGCAGGACTTGGAGATGCTGCTGCATATCCTCGATATTTATTCGTCAATAAGTTCCTGCACACGACACTGTATAACATTCCCGGCGCGGATATTTTCCACAAGACCGCCACGGAGTCGATGAGCATCGAATACACGATCGAGGAGGTTGAGGAGTCATGACACTTGGAGATCTCTTTAAGATCATAGTTGCGATTGTCACGAGCGGAGCCTTTTTCGGCTTCGCTCAATTTTTTATAACAAGAAGGGACAACAAGAAGAACATCGAAAAGAAGCTCGACGATATTGACAAGAAGCTCGACGAGAGGATCGACGTTGTTGACCAGAAGATCGACAAGGTCGCCGAGAGTGTGGATCAGAACGCTGCCGTTCTCGCAAGAACTCACATCCTGCGCTTCAGTGATGAGATCAAGAATGGAATGATTCACTCTTCGGAATACTGGAGACAGCAGCTCGATGACTGCGACACTTATCAACGTTTTTGTGACACTCATCCGAACTTTAAGAACTCTTACACGGAACACGCTGACAAGCATATCAAGGAAATTTATGACAAACTGAAGAGAAAGGGCGAAATATGAAGCATGACGTTGTTTATCTTCTCAAGAATGACTATAAAGGCGAGGAACTGCTCTATTCAGTCAGATCGGTGTGCATGAACTTTCCGTTCAGGAAGATCGTCACGGTCGGAGGATGCCCGGGTTACATCTTCCCGGACATCAAGATCGAACATGAACAAACCGGCACGACAAAATGGGAACGCTCAAAGTCCTCGCTCCTGGAAGCTCTGAAGTGTGACGATCTGACAGAAGACATCTGGCTTTTCAATGATGACTTTTTTGTCATGGATCTTGTCAAAGCTCATGAGGATGTGAACTATTTCAACGGAACGCTCGAAAAACGGCTCATCGAGATGAGAAGAAAGTTTCCGAACGGCTCGAACTACATCGGAAGGCTTGAAAGGCTGAGAGGTCAGCTTCTCCAGATGAACAAAGACACGTTGAGCTTCGCGCTTCATATTCCGATGCTGATTAACAGACAAAAGGCTCTGGATCTCATCGAGAGCAACAGGAACAGCTCGATCATGTTCCGTTCTCTATACGGAAACTATTATGAGATCCCGTGCGAATTTATGAAAGACGTGAAAGTCTATGACCTCAAGACCGTTCCCGACACTCCGTTCATTTCAACGTCTGACGCGAGTTTCAAGAGCGGAAAGGTCGGAGAGTTTCTGAGAAAGTATTTCGACAAACCGTGCGAATACGAGAAAGCTCAAGTCGACAGACTTCGAGACCATATAAAAGAACAATATGATGAGGAAGGAGAGATCAGATATGAAATTGCCGAACAAAGTATATGACGCGCTCAAATGGATCATGTTCCTTGCAACTCCCGTCAGCACGTTCATTCTGGGATTGTTGGCAGCAATACAGACAGGAGACGTGTCGGCCATTATCACGGCCGCGATCGGAGGTCTGGGAACGCTTGCCGGTGTGATAATCAAGATTTCAGACACTGAATATAAGAAAGGGGAGAAAGAAAATGCCTAATTATTACAACTGTGTGGACGTTTCCGAGTGGAACGGTGACATTGACTGGTCTGCAGCCGTCGCAGACGATGTGAAGTTTGCTTTCATCCGTTGCGGTTTTGGAAGAGACAGCGAGAGCCAGGATGACAAATATTTTGACATCAACATGAGAAACGCTCTCGAAGCCGGTGCCAAGGTCGGTGTGTATTTCTATTCTTACGCAAAGAGCGCGGAAGATGCAGCGAGCGAAGCAGCTCACTGTCTGAGACTCATCGAGCCTTATAGAAAACAGATGTCTTTCCCAATCTTCTATGATGTAGAGGAAGCCAGCATCGAAGATTATGTCTCCGAGACTGTTCCTGTCTTCACGAACATCCTCAAGAACGCAGGCTATAACGTCGGAGTTTATGCGACCGGTTACTGGTTCACTCACTGTCTTCAGTATGTTGCCATTGATTTCTTGTGGATCGCATACTGGGGAAGCGATGACGGAGTCCCTCATTCAAAGCCTGATTATGCAGACGTATGGCAGTACACGAGCAGGGGAAGCGTCAACGGCATCGGTTCCGGTTGTGTCGACTGTGATATTCTCTACAACGAAGAAATGACAGCTCTGATCGACCAGTCTGACGATGACGGAAAAGATGACGATGGAGATGACGAAGACGAGGTCAAGACCGTCGACATCGAAATGAATATTATCAAACAGGGCGACAGAGGAAACCAGGTCGAGACTCTTCAGATCCTGCTCAACGCTTTCGGCTTCAGAGATGAAGACGGAAATGAGCTCGTTGTCGATTCCATCTTCGGCCCTAAGACCGATTATGCGGTCAGATCATATCAGGCTGCCAGAGACATTGAAGCTGACGGTGAGGTCGGCTTTCAGACCTGGAGTCGTTTACTCAAGTAGAATAAGACTTCGGTCTTGTTTCCCTTCGGGAGAGTCGAGTCCGCTTCTTCATCGGCTCTCCCATTCATAAAAAGACAATGATTTGTCCATAAGAAAACCCTCTGTAAAAGAAAGAGCCTCTCGACTATGTCGGGAGGCTTGTTCTTTTGAATGAACATATCTATTCGCGCAGTAAGTTTTTATATTTTAACAATATTATCTGTATTTTTGAAATAAAAAGACAAATTTTCAAATTATATTTCCAGATTTGACCGAAATTTGACCGAAAGAAAAACAAAAACCGCTAAACCTTTGACGGTTGAGCGGTTTCTTCTGGTGGAGCATACGGGACTTGAACTCATTACTGTTTGCCGACTGTTCTGCAAAAAGTCCGTATTTTAGGCACTTTTTATCATTTACTCGGCATTGTTTCCACCGGTCGCGGACATATTTTGACCGAGATTTTGTCCGAAAGTGAGGTCAATGATCGAAGCGACCTCTCTGTCAGAACCGTCCAGAATATGTCCGTAAGTGCCGAACGAATCAAAACTCACTGAGTGGCCGACCACGTCTTTGATCGACTGCTCCGGAAGGACATTTTTCATCATGGAGATGAAAGTGTGTCTTAAAGAGTAAACTGTTCCGGGAAGCTCGCGTTCTTCCTTCAGCTTCTGCCAGTGTTTTCTCATTCTGCTCTGTTTTCCCTGAGATCCGTCCGGTGAGCAGAAGATCCACTTCGTTCTGAGGTTGTATTCCTCATTCCTGGCGATCGTCTGACGGAGTATTCCTTTTGCGAGGTCTCCGATCGGGATCATTCGCCTTGCATTTTTGTTCTTTCCGTCCGTGATATGACCTCGAGCATTGACGGCCCGTTTTATATAGACCTGATCTCCGACAATGTCGCTGACCTGAAGGCCGAGAGCTTCTCCCGGTCTCATTCCTGTCAGGAGCAGAAAACAGAAGAGAGGATGATACCAGAGATCAGAAGGTTCTAAGAGCCTCCGAACATCATCACGCTGTAGTATCTCTTTTTCTTCTTTTCTCCGGCCCTTCGGGATATATAGCTCGCCTCTGGGAAGCTCGCACTGATAATCTTCATAGCCGAACTTGATGACTGCCATGATGATTCCGCGAAGGTTGCGGAGTGTTTTGTCAGAAAGTGCTTTTTTCTCGCCTCTCGCTTCGTTGATGACGTTCTGCCAGTCTCGTAATGTCATTTTACATATTTTCTTCGAACCGCACTGAGGCACGACGTAGAGCCTTATATAGCACTCATACTGTTCATATGATGCGGAATCTTCTCCACATCGTGCTTTTACGTCTCGGAGATATTCGCTGCAGACCTGCATGACGGTCTTTTCGCCTGATGCTTCTCCAAAGTACCATGACTCAAACTTCTTGATGACTTCTTTTCTGCCTTTTGCACCGGGAACGGATGAGGAGAAGGAATGAGTTTTTCCTTCTCGCATCACTCTGATCCTCCAGCGTTGTCCGTCCCATTTCGGAGTATTCATTTTCAGTCTCCATTTTGTTTAGAACGCAGATAATCAGCATAGCTTTTCAGTTTTGCGATGCTTTCTGCATTGAGTCCGTATGTTATTGGTTTTTCGTCTGTTTCAATCAATACATCCATCAATTCGCCTGGAGTCGTTTTCAATGCTTGAGCAAGATCGGGAAGCCTCTCAACAGATATATTATTCTTCCCTTTTTCGATTGCACTGATTGCAGCTCTTCCGGCGAAGCCTGACTTCTTCGCGAGTTCTTCCTGAGACATTCCTTCAGCCTCACGAAGCAGTTTGATGTATTCTCCTAATCTTTTCAGTCTTTCTTCTTCCATATTGAACCTCCGACCTCATTATATCGAAATATTACAAATCTGCAACAAAAACACGACACAAGTCAATTATCACTTGACACAGACCTGATTGATTGTTAAGGTAACAATGTCAAGCGACGCTTGACAATAAATTGAAAGGAGGACGAGGCATGATAGATTATGCCAAACTAAAGGGACTGATGGCCGAGCGTGGTCTTGAGGTGACAAAACTTGCCGAGATTTTAGGCATATCAAGACAGGCAGCATCAGGAAAGATAAACGGCAAGAGTCCGATCAGTTTGACCGATGCTCAGGTTATCGCAAAGGCTCTCAACATGACAAAGGAAGAACGAGACACGATTTTTTTTAAGAACGCTGTCAAGTCGGAGGCGACAATATGACGGCTTCAGGCGGTCTCTATCCGGCACTCGGTAAGCATTTTAAGAACATGACCGAACTGGCCCACGCAGGAAACATGAATCGTGACACGATGCGGAAGTGCCTGAACGGAGAGAGACAGTTCACCAGATCAGAGAAGAAATGTATCTCGGCAAACATAGCGATGAAGCTGATGAACTCCACGAGCTACGACTATCAGGAACTTGAAGATGCTAATCGGGCATGGAGCGGAGAGTTTGACGAGATTTATCGGAGGAAGGAAGAATCATGAAAGATAAGATCACTATTTCAAGAGCAGAATTGGCATCTGCAGCAAGCAAGGCATCGGCACAAATCTCAGAGCAGATGATGAAGAAGTCGAATAGACCTGAAATTTCACTTGTTTCGAACCTTTTCGGAGCCATGTTCACAGCCCAGCTAATTAGGGAATTATTTGATGAAACTGGTTCAGACAGTTAATTCTCTGTTGCTGACGGCTTCGTTTTCGCTCGCGATCGGTCTCACGTTATTCATTCCGTTTGAGCAGGATATAGAGCCAAAACAGACCAACTCGGCAGAAAACGACATAAAAAATGCGGAATCTGTCGAAGATACAGAGGAAAAAACACCAAAGAGGCAACCGAACGAAGCTCTTCTCGGAGAGCTGGAACTCAGAAACATCTGGCAGTCATTAGACATCTCATACATCACGATTGAAACAGAATACCTCGGTGTCTATTTCCTGACAGCCTACTCAGACGAGGAGACGAACTCGAGAGCAACGGCTTCAGGCATAGAGGTTCATTACTCAGACAGTAATTTTGAACCGACAACGTGTGCGGTAGATCCCAGGATGCACCGGATAGGTCATGAAGGCGACCTTTTTATGATAGCCGACAAGGTATACGTCGCCGAAGACACGGGAAGCGCAGTGATCGGAGCACACATCGACTGCTTCGTCGAAACGATGGAAGAGGTCAGATCATTTAATACACGTTACGAGACCGTTTACTCGGTCAAATTTGCAGAAAATTACCTATCAGGTAAGGAAAGGAAAATTCATCATGAATGGCTTAGTAATTATTTACATCATCGGAGCGTTGGCCATCGGTGTCCTTATCGGGATGATAGTTGAACTCATCCTCGACAATCAGACGATCATGGAGCTGCAGGAGAAGAACAGAAAACTGAGACTGGAAAACGCACAGCTCAGACAAAAAGGAACAAAAGAGGTCATTGAGATCATTGACAGAAGAACTCCGGAGACCGATTTCTCATTTCCTAACACGGAGGGACTCTAATCATGGCAAAAGATAAAAACAAGACTTGTGTTGTTATGCTCAACCGTTCACAGCTTCATCCTCATCCGGACAATCCGAGAAAAGACCTCGGAGACCTGGAAGAACTCAGAGAGTCGATAAAAGAACATGGAATCATGCAAAATCTCACTGTCGTTCCGACAGATGACAACCTTGACGATTTCCGCATCCTGATCGGACATCGAAGATATGCAGCTTCCGAAGGAATACTCCACGAGCTTCCCTGCGTGATCGTTGAAGGCTTATCTGACAGAGAACAGGTCGGGATCATGCTCTGTGAGAATATGCAGAGAGCAGACCTCACCGTTTTTGAACAGGCTCACGGCTTCCAGATGATGCTCGATCTCGGTGACACGGTCGAGACTATCTCTGAAAAGACAGGTTTTTCGGAGGCTACCGTCAAACACAGACTGGAGATCAACAAACTCAAGAAGTCGGCCATCGAAGAAGCACAGCAGTATTTCCAGCTCTCGATCGGAGACTTCATTGAGCTCGAAAAGGTCAAGGACATCAAAAAGAGAAATGAGATCCTCGGTGCGGTCGATTCATCCAGAGAACTGAAGGACGAAGTCGAGCGGTATCTCGATGAAATGGTCAGAAATGAGAACTCAAAGAAATATCTCGCACTCTTCAAGTCTTTAGGCTGGAAAGAAAGCAAGGAATACTTCTACGGCGACAAGTGGAAGCCTATCAACGGAATGACGAAGATCGACCTCTCAAAGCCTTACAACGACGAGAACCTCATATCAGCGACAGCAAGGATCACAGAACCGATATATTACAGAGATTCGAGCTGGTTCATCGACTTTGCGATCAAATGTGTAGAAGACAAAAAAGAAAAGAAGAAGACAAAAGCCGACCTGATGGAAGAAGCCAGGAAGAAGCAGACGGCCGAGCTGGACGGTCTCAGGATCGAGATATGTGACCTCTACTATAAGCACATCACGCAGATTCCCAAAAAGAGGATAAATGACCTCACAGATAAGGACTGCAGAAATCTCATGACGAGGCTCTTTCAGGTTCTCATTGACCTCAATGGTTCGATGCACAATTTTGTGCATTATTACAACATAAAGACGAATGTCGACACGAAGAACCTGACAAAAGACTTTCCGTCTTATGACATCTTACAGAAAATGATGCTCATGATCTGGTCCGAGCTTTCGTCTTCATATTCAAACAAGCTCGTCGAATGGAATTTCACAAAAAATACGAAGATCCTCGCAGCTCACAAAGAGCTCTATTCGATCCTGACCGTTTTCGGCTTCAAATTGGACGCAGACCACAAAGCGGTCATCGAAGGCACGTCTGATCTCTACAACGTGAAGGTCTGATGATGCCATGAAGGGACAGATGACCATTTTCGACCTGTGCAGCGACGGGAAGCCGTGCCGATATAAGTTTCAGAGATCACTCGGCCAGAAGGTTGAGTTCTGGAGAACCGGAAAGGTCGGAATCATCGTCGAGATCCGTGAATATTACACGATTATCAAGTCAGACGGAAAACTGCTGGTCGGAACGCCTTATGACATCAAACCTTTTTCGGAGGACTAACATGATTCAAATCATAGGAACAAGACGTTCGGGAAGAACAACGCAACTAATAAGACTTTGTAAGAGGCTTAACGATGAGAATGGATATAACGACACGATCATCCTGGTCACGAGTCAACGAAGAGCTTTGGAGATCATGCGGATGGCTAAAGAGATCGGCTGTGATGATATTCCATTCCCTGCCATTCCTGCCGGTATCATTCATCAACACACGACATTTTATAAGCGTGTTCTGATTGATGACATGGAATACTTCGTCCAGCAGATGCTCGGTCCGTGGGAGTTAGCAGGCTATTCGATTCAAGGCCCGGAACTAACAAACGAGTTTGGAAGCCGTGTCTGGATCTCAGAGCGTGAGGTCAATCCATGATGAAGACCTGTGAAACGTGCGGACGTTTCACCGAACACAAAAAGAAAGTATTTGGCAAGGACGGGATCTGCAGACTCATCGTGAAGAAGCCGACATCCGTCAAAAAGAATTATTCCTGTAAATATTGGATAGAAAGGAAGGCATAAATGACACAGTGTGAAAGAGTTCTCGATTTTATCGAGGAACACGGATCAATAACAGCAAGACAGGCATATAACCTCGGGATCATGAGACTGGCTTCCAGGATCAGCGACCTCAAAAGGGCAGGATATGACATCAAGTCCGACACGGTGAAGGTCGAGTGTCGTGACGGTTCGGTCTCATATGTTTCGAGATATTCGATGAACAAGAAAGAGGAAGGAAGTATTTGACATGGAAGTATATGAAAGTCTGAAGAACAAGCAGCACAAAAAGAAATACCTGGTATTTGAACTCAAACAGGGAACTCACATGAGAGACCTGAACAACGTTGAAAAGACCGCCACAAAGTTCTTTCACTGCTCGTCAACTCATATCTGGATGACAACCGGCTGGATCTGTAACGATCTGCTCTATTTTGACGATCCTCACAAGAAGGGAAAGAAAAAGGTCATTATCGCGTACTGGCTGCCGTAGGAGGTTTCTTATGAATAACAAAAAAGTTATCAAGAGACTCAATGAGATGTGGCAGAAGGCAGAAAGCACGGAAGAAAAAGCCACGATCGAGAGAGCCATCCTCGCAGTCAGATGTTTCCGCGACTGTAAGAGCTGCTCACACAGAGTCGTTGTCAGCAATTACGGCTTTTGTTCTCTCGGTGACTGTGACTATGAACCGCGCTCGGAGGAGCAGAAAGAGGAAACGGCATGAAAGACAAAGTTTTACATTCAGCAGTCACGGAAGCCGTTGAGAAGCTCACCAGAGCATTGAGGAATTATACGGATGAACCGATGAATTGTTTTATCTCTATCTTCACCAGAGACGAAACGATGAGATCAGACGGAGAACCGGACACGATCCCTGACTGTTACAACGTGACCGTGCGCTCTGCCGGTGTCGAGATCGGATCAGATCCGACTCTCAAAATGGAATGCAAGCTCTACTACTCAGATGACGAGTTCGGACAGGAGAGCATCAGAACGGTCATTAAGTGCCATGACGAGGGAGAGGAGGATGATTCATGAGTGAGCACAAATACTACTGGCTTAAACTGCCAAAAGACTTTTTCAAGCGCCATGACATTCAATACATCAAGACGCTTCCGGACGGAGTCGACATCATTCTCTTTTATCTCCAGCTCATGCTCGAATCAATCGACCACGAAGGCGAGCTCAGATTCTCTCCTAAACTTCCTTATTCGGAGGAGATGCTAGCAGCCATCACGAAATATGATGTTGAGTTTGTCAGGTCTGCCATGAACACACTCAAAGACCTCGGTCTCATGGAAATTTCGGAGGATGGCACGATCATTCTCGAAAAGGTCAAGTCAATGATCGGCTACGAAACAAAATGGGCCGAGAAGAAAAGAGCCTGGAGAGAGAAACAAGGACAAAATGAGGACAATGTCCTCAATATGTCCTCGGAGTGTCCACAATCTGTCCTCGCATTGTCCGATAAGAGTAAGAGTAAGAGTAAGAGTAAGAGTAAGAGTAAGAACATAAAAGAGAATATACAAGAGAAAAGTTCTCGATTTGTTCCTCCGACACTCTCCGAGGTCAAAGCATACTGTCAGGAACGGAACAACGGAGTCAATCCGGAGAAATGGTTCGACTTTTATACTTCAAAGAACTGGATGATCGGAAAGAACAAGATGATCGACTGGAAGGCAGCCGTCAGGACTTGGGAACACGGAAAGGAAAACAAGCCAGCTCCGAGACAGTCGACAGGGAACCAGTTCTTTGACCTTCTCAATCAGGAGGCGAGCTCATGACAAAAGAAGACATCATCAAATTGTTGGGAGTCCTTCAGGACACATACGGAAAGAAGTTCGTTGATCCGAAGGGAACAGTCGACTCCTGGTTCATTACGCTCGCGCCATATGAAGCGAAATCTATCTTTAAGGCAGCGAGGCTATACATGGGAACGAAGACCATCAAGAACTTTCCGAACCCTGCCGACCTCATTGACCTCATCGTGAAAGCCGAGATCGTATATCCTGACCAGGTCATTGAACCTCCGAAACAGATCGAAGCACAGAGAGCAGTCGTGACGAAACTCGACAGCGCGGTTCTTGACGAATACCTTGACTCATTCAGCGACTGGATCGGCCTCGGCTGCGACCAGAACGACGAAGCTCTCAAAGACTTCTATGAGAGACATCCTGAAGCGAGAGGAATACTGCCATATGAGACTTGAAGAACGAGACCATAAAAACCCGACGAGACTCGAGTTCGTGATGAAGTTTCCTCACGGTATGCCGAAAGCCACGAGCCAGCAGAAAGGCGAGACGATCAGATACCTGAGAAACGGAAAGCCGTATATCCAGCATTATACGAAAGAGAATGTCGAATCGGCAGCAACGCTGTTCAAGCTGCAGCTCAGACAGCATAAACCTCAAAGACCGTTACAAGGCCCGGTTAAGCTCTTTGTGATCCTTTTTTTCAACATAAAGGAAAAACGGTTCTGGGGAAAGTATAAGGACACGAGACCTGATCTTGATAATTTTATCAAGCTCATCAACGATCAGATGACAAAATGCGGATATTGGAGCGACGATTCCCAGGTCGCGGAACTCCACGTCAAGAAAAGATATGCCGAAGAAGCTCAGATATATGTCAGAGTTTTGGAAATAAGCGAGGAAGAGACATGAGAAAAGCGATGAAAAGAGCAGAGGAGTGGCTAAACCGGAATTATCACTTCATCCGTCAGGTCGAAGCAAACAAGAGGATGCTCATGATCCTGTCAAACAGACTGGAGTCCAGCGTCTCACAGTATGAGACAGACGGAACAGGAACCAGAGACATTGAGAAAAACAAACAGAGAAGAGAAGATCTGCTTCTCGACTATTCCGAACTCAAGGGACTCGTTGAGAAGGATGAAAAGAAGCTCGTCGAAGAAGTGACGCTCACGAGAAAGAAGATCGAACTGTTATCAAAGCCTGAATATATATCTCTGGCCATAGACAGATATATCAACAGGCTCAAGTGGGAGGACATATCCAATCTCGAACACATCAGCAAGTCGCATTTATACAGATTGAGACTTGAGATGCTCGAGGAGATGACAGTGATCCTCCGAGACATCATATAAGAAAGCGAGGAAAGAACATGGCAACATATCATCGAATAGGCGGCAGCTTTGAGGAACGAGTCGGAGGAGTATTCAGCAGACTGCTCGATGTTCTCGAGAAGAAGTATCTGATAACGAAGCGAGAAAGAGATTACATCATCGGAGACATGACGAAAGAACAGTGGCTTGAGGGAGAACAAAATGAACATTAAGAAGAAACTATCCATCATCATTCCTGTTTACAATGAAGCGCCGTATCTCAAGAGATGCCTTGATTCTGTCTGCTGCATAGACAGCAGAATCGAAATCATTGTCATTGATGACGGCTCGACTGACGGTTCAGGGAAGATCTGCGACGGTTATAGGGATCTCTTCAAGATAGTGCATCACACAACTAACTGGGGCGTGTCCATGACGAGAAATCACGGCCTGGCACTTGCTGAAGGTGAATATGTCACTTTCCTCGATTCTGATGATGAAATGAGTGATTTCGGGATCTGGCATATGTTGAACGCGGTCGAGCTGGAGAGACCGATAATTCAATTCAATCATCGTCGTTATTATCACAAGACCGGAAAGACGGTCACAAAGTATATAAACGAGACCGGCTTCTATAATTACGGTGATCTTCCGAAGGTCTGGTGTATGGTCTGGAATAAGATATACAGACTCAGCTTCCTGAAAGAGAACAAGATCCGCTTCGATGAACGCATCGGCTACGGTGAAGACGAGGTTTTTAATCTCAGGTGCTTGAGAGCTTATTCCCTGATCTGGTGCTCCGATCAGATAACCACGATCAAGCACTTCGAGAATCAGGACTCGATATGTCACACTCTCAACAAGGAACAACTGCTCAGACAGTCTGATGCTCTGGTCAGGCTTCTCCGTGAAGACAGCTCACAGGAGTTCGAAGCTCTTGTCAGACAAGTCATCGCCGAACACTGGAACTCAGACTTATACAAGAAGCTGATCGGAGGAGAGAATAATGACTTATAAATTAGCTGCCGAGATATTAAAGACAACTTACGGAAGCAGTATATATGACGAGGCTATTCGTCTTGCTGTTACCGTTCTCGAAGAAAAGGCCCAGAAGGAACTCTCCTGCTCGAACTGTGACCGGTTCGGCCAGGATTGCGGAAGCTGCGAGGTGGACGAAGATGACTGAAGAAGATTTGATGAAACTCTTGGATATGTCAGATAAGCAGTGCGCTGATGTATTGGAAAAGACAATGATCTGGATGTTTAACGGCAGAGCAAACGGAAAAACTGTTTTTAAGGCTCTATACACTATTGCTCTTACTCGAGCCATTAACAAATTGAGACAACCGGAAGTTATTTATCTCTGCAAATATCACAAAGAGCCTCACTACTGCAAACACACTCACAGGATCGAGGATGCTTTGAATTTTGAAGAGATTGCTCCGGAGAAATGGATGGAAAAAGAAAGACCGCAAGGTGAATGGATAGAAGGAAGCAACGGCAATATTAAATGTAATAAATGCGGTGCGGAAATCAGATATTCTTATCTTGCTAATAATAAACCTGATTTTCCAAAATTTTGTTGTGATTGCGGTGCTTCAATGAAGAAAGGTGGTGCGGAATGAAATTTAAGGAAATGATTGAAACAATGAAGATGACTATCAATGAACGAGTAGAGATTAGAAACGAAGATAATTGTGAAGTATGTAATGTTTCAGTCGCTACATCAGGACTGAATCCTTACTTAGATTGCGATGTAATCTCCTGGTTTCCTCATGGAGCTCCGGGAAGAAATGCAACATTCACAGTGCTTCTAAATATCGGAGGTAAAGAAGAATGAGAGTTGTCATTGAAATACCTGATGATGATTATGTTGCTGTAAGGTGTTGCGATTTAATATATTTTGGTCGAGGAAACCTTGCTCGAAGCGTAACAAAAGCTTTTCAGAACAGTGTTCCTTATATAGAACCCGAAGTCAAAAAAGTGCCTATTGCAAATATTATTTTTGACAAGGAAAAGTTAAAAGAACTCACAAACGAAATTGTGGAACGCATTAAAAAAGGCGAAATCGTATTGCAATATCAAGAATGGATTCCAGTCACAACAAGACTGATGACCGAAGATGAAGAAAAGGAAGCCTGTGAGAGATGGGGAGTCGACCATCTTGAAGATAATGAAAAACACATATTCACTTGCTCACTTCCCGATGAAGGACAAGAGATCCTTATCAGCACTCATTGGGGAGTAAGACTTGATAAGTGTGATTATGATCCTGACTATGGTTTCGGTTTAGAAGAAAACGGAGATTGGGACGGAGTGCTCGCCTGGATGCCGTTGCCAGAGCCATATAAATCGGAGGGACAAAGCGATGACACTTGATGCAGCAATAAAGCATTGTGAAGAAAAGGCAAAAGAATTGAAGGAAAAAGCACATAGTTATTCTGATGATGAACGATACGCAGGAGCAGAAGCCGATTGTATTGAATGTGCATTTGAGCATGAACAGTTAGCAGAATGGCTTAAAGAGTTGAAAGAGTTGAGAGGTGAGCAGAAATGAACATAGATTTAATCAGCTATTCTATTGGTCATTTAGTAGGCTCAATAATAACGGCTATTGTTATTTTTAGTGTCTTTATAATTAGGTTGATAGGTGATAAGAATGACACATGATGAAGCCATCAAGATATTGGGGACTATAAAATTCGCCATGATTACACAGAAGCCTGGGCCTCTTCCGATCACTCCGGAAGAGCTGATCGAAGCAATCGACCACGCGATCACTTTGATGATAGTTAATGAACTCAAGGAAGAAATTGAAAAATGATAGTTAAATATACAGAATGAGAGTTTTATGTGTGATATTTTAAGAATGATTTAATCTTTATATTGAGTCATCACACTGTCATTCATTAGATTGAATCTTCCTTTCCGGCGACTGCTTCCTACTCTATGAGCAGTCGCTTTTATTTTGCATAGGAGACGAAGAACATGGCAACACATGACTTAAATGTCGCAAGGTGGACGAAACTGCGTGAGTATATCCTGAGACGAGATAAATATCTCGATCAGATCGCGCTGAGATATGGGAAGCGGATAGAAGCCAACACGGTGCATCATATCTTCCCGAGAGAGTTCTTTCCTCAATATACATATGAGGCATGGAACCTGATTAGCCTGTCACATAAGACACACAACAGACTGCATGATAGAGACACTCACAAGCTCACGAAAGAAGGTTTCGAGCTGCTTGCGAGAGTGGCGAGACAACAAAATATCGAGCTGCCGTCAGGGTTGAAAGATGCCCTGACCTGACATCCCCCCGGGTGTCGGTTCTCAAAACACAACGAAGGAAGACCGGCGGAAAGGGGCTTTTCCAATTACGCGGAATAATTTGAATTTAATATCCCCAGACAAGCCAGCCGGGGAGAAGTTTAGTGTGACTAAACCTCAAAACAAGGGAGACAAGATGAATGGACTCAAAAAACTGGAAGAAGAAGATCAAAAAGGCGACCGAAACAGTCGGAACCTATCAGGACTCTTTCGAAGATGTCATCAATACTCTGGCCGATCTGCTCGCAGAGCGTGACCGGATCTATGAGCAGTACATCGCGGAAGGAGCGCAGCCTCTTGTCCTGGTCGTTTCCGATCGTGGTCAGGAAAACATGAGAGACAATCCTCTGCTCACGACGTGGCGTTCTATCAACCGCGACGTTCTGCAGTATTGGAGAGACTTAGGTCTGACTCCGGCAGGACTCAAGAAGATCATGGATGACTCCATGAACAAGCCGGAAGAGAGCGCACTTGATAAAGTGCTTCAGAAATTGGAAGGGAAAAAATGAAGAGGTGACAGATGAAAGCCAAAAGCTATTACGCAAGAGCGTGTTCTTATGCTCGTGACGTGGTGGCCGGAAAGCGCAAAGCAGGAAACAACTTTCGAGAGTGTGTTCGATTCCTGGCTGACCTCAAACGAGATGACCTTCAAATAAGAAGAAAAGATGCTGATTTCGTGTGCGGTTTTATCGAGCAGATATTCGTTCACGAAAAAGGTGAGGAGATGGACGGAACTCCTCTCAAAAATAAGCCGTTACTATTGCAAGACTGGCAGATATTCATTGTTTACAATCTGCTCGGCTTCTTTTGGAAAGGCACGAATGAGCGACGCTACAAGGAAGCGTTCATCTTCGTCCCGAGGAAATCGGGAAAGTCGCTCTTTGTTGCAGCTCTGGCCCTTGCTCTCGGTTTCCTTGAGCGAAGGTCAGGCTCGACGATATATATCACGGCTGCTTCACTCAAGCAGTCGGCAGAGGCTTTCAACAAGATCCTCTACACGCTGCGAGTTCGAGG